ATATGGATAAGGAAAAGGAGTCACTCGTCTCGTTCCAGAATGATTTAGAAACAACAAAAACTGACTGTGGTAAGATCAGTCAAACACTAGATGAATATCGAGTTGTATCAAATTTGCTCAAAGATTCTGGTATCAAGAGTCAGATTATCAAAAAATATGTTCCTATTTTCAATAATCTGATTAATAAATATCTTCACAGCATGGACTTCTTTGTCAACTTCACGCTTGATGAAGAGTTTGGTGAAGTTATTAAAAGTAGATTCAGAGATGAATTTTCTTATTCATCGTTTTCTGAAGGTGAAAAGCAAAAGATTGACCTAGCACTTTTATTCACTTGGCGTGAAGTTGCTCGTATGAAGAATAGCGTTGCTACTAATCTTTTAATTCTTGATGAAGTATTTGATAGTTCACTCGATGCTTCTGCTACGGGAGAACTTTTGTCAATCCTTCGTAGTCTTGGTAACGATGCGAACGTGTTTGTCATCTCACACAAAGGTGACATTCTTGTAGATAAATTTTTAAGGACGATTAAATTTGAAAAAGTCAACGACTTCTCAAAAATGTCTGACGATTCGTAAAGTATGGAGAATCTGGGCAAAAGCATTAGGACAAAAAGATGGACGAGATGACCGAGAGGCTGATACTATTGCTGGCATACGCACCTTTATTCTTATTTCTTACATGGTTACCAACGTGGCTATCGTTGCCAATGCTGTTCGACATTGGGACGATGTAAAAAGTGGCACACCTGTTGTCCAATGCGATTCTGATCTGCTATAATACAAAGGTAATCACGAGAAAAGGATGATCAATCAGGAAGTCAAAGGAACCCTTGCCAAACTGCTCGCCACTGAAAACCTCACTGTGGAGCATCGTAAAGTCAGCACCGCTGCATTTGACGTTGATAAGCGTGTTCTGATTCTTCCTATCTGGAAGACTGCTTCTAGCACCGTCTATGACCTTCTGGTGGGACATGAGGTGGGTCATGCACTCTACACTCCAAACATGGATCTTCGGGGTGCTTCTAAGTCCTTTGTGAATGTCCTAGAGGATGCTCGCATTGAGCGTATGATGAAGGTCACCTATCCTGGTCTCCGTAAGTCCTTCTTTGAAGGTTACAAGCAACTCTGGGACATGGATTTCTTTGGAGTGAAGGGTGATGATGTAGAGACTATTTCTTTGATTGATCGTATCAATCTATATTTCAAAGGTAATCCCCAGATGCCCTTCAGTGATGAAGAAATGGTATGGGTTCGTAGAGCAGCAACTACTAAAACTTTTGATGATGTTCTAGAACTTGCTCGCGATCTGTATGATTACTGTGCTCAAAAGCAAGAAGAGAAAGAAGAAATGCCACCAATGCCTCAGTCTGAGGATGGTGAGCAGAGTGCAGATCGTGAGGAAGAAATGAATCCTTCTGCAGACGATGGTGAAATGGAAAGTAACGATGACGGAGAATCTGAGCAGCAAGAACCTGAAGAACGTGATGATGCTCAACTAGAAGTTCCTTCTTATCAAGGTGGTGCAGATGTTGATGAAACTAAATCTGTAACCGATGAAGCACTTGCTCAGGCACTAGAAACTCTCATTGATGATAATGCTAAAGAATGGGTATACCTTTCTATTCCCGATCCAGATGTTGATGAATACATCACGACCTATGATGTAGTTCAAGAGAATCTTCAAAATCATTTTTATGATGACACCCGTCCTTATGATTGGGCAGAGAATATTCAGTTTGCTATAGACCATTACAATACTTTTAAAAAGGACACTCAAAAGACTGTCAACTATCTGTGTAAGCAGTTTGAAATGAAGAAGTCTGCAGATGAATATCGTCGTGCTGCAACTGCAAAAACAGGTGTTATTGATACCAATAAATTGCACACCTACAAATACAATGATGACATCTTCAAGAAAGTCACTGTTATTCCTGAAGGAAAGAATCATGGTCTTGTCATGCATGTTGACTGGTCTGGTTCTATGCAATACCAGTTGCTTGATACTTTGAAGCAAACTTACAATCTTATTTGGTTCTGTAAGAAGTCTGGAATTCCATTCAGGGTTTATGCTTTCCAATCTGGATATGGATATGGAGACACCGATAATTCATCTGAAGGTCAAGATGAAAATGCACTTGCTATTTCTTCTGACTTCCGTCTTCTTGAATTGTTCTCTTCTCGTCAGAATAAGCAGTCTCTAGAGAAGTCTATGCAACTGGTATATACTCAGGTGTTTGCTATGAATGGTTGGCGCTTGAGGCATTACAGTCCATATACTTTAGGTGGCACTCCTTTGGCAGAAGCAATTTATTGCACTCGTAAAATTGTTGCTAAGATGAAGCGTGTTGAGCGTGTGACTAAAGTAAATGTTATCTGTCTGACTGATGGTGAAGCAAATCCTATCAGTTATGTCAGGCAAGAACCTGAAGATCACCCATATCGTGCTGGTGAATGGCGCTATTCCTATCTGTGCCATATGCGTGGTAAGTTGTTCTTCCTTCGCGATCCCAAGACTGGTTATTCTCGCAAGATTTCAACCAGTCCTTATGAAACTACAAAGGAAATTGTATCTTTCTATCGTGAAATTACTGACTACAATTGGATTGGTATTCGTCTCTGTAGTAAACAGGATCTGACTCGTTTGGTCAATGAGTTTGCTGCTGATCAGAGAGATGAAATCGATAAGTCTTGGAAGAAGGAACGCTTTGCTTCAATCAAAGATCGTGCAGGATTCACAGAATCATTCTTCATGCCTGATAAGAACACTGGTCATGGAAGCATGGATCTAGATGTTAAGCAGAAGAGTGAAGTTGCAACTAAAGCAGAACTTACTCGTGCATTCAAAAAGCATATGGGTTCAAAGATGGCAAATAAAACTATCCTTAATCGTTTCATTGAGCAAATCGCATGAAAGTTAAAGTTCAACTCTTTGTTGCTGGCACCCTTTTCGATGAAGTGGTTCAAGCCAGGGACTACGAACATGCCAGGGAGATTGCCCTAGCACGAAACCCAGGAGCAACAGTTGTCCATGTGACAGCAGTGTTCGACTAAATAACTGTCCACTGACCTGTCCTATGGGCAGGTCTTCTGCTATAATAACTGTATAAACAAACAAACGAATCCATGCCTTTCGCTCCAAATCCTGTCACTACCGAACAACTCGTCAAGTATCTCACTACGAATGCTGGCACTGAAGTCGGATGTCAGAACATCCGCGAGGCAGCAAATCAACTTAATGTATCCTATGCCACTGCCTGTAAGCGACTCAAGTCTTATAAATCAGGTGTGGGTAAGTGGAATTTGACTGTCCAAGAAATTGAACAGGCATATGAAGCACCTTCTGCCGTTTCCTCTGCAAACTACATTCCAGAAAAAGATGATTCCTTCGTCCAGTTTGGTAACTTTCAATCTCTTAAAAAAATTATTGCGTCCCGTAAGTTCTACCCTGCGTTTATCACGGGTCTCTCGGGCAATGGTAAGACGCTCTCTGTTGAGCAAGTCTGTGCCGCAACGAAGAGGGAGTTGATTCGTGTCAACATCACCATCGAAACGGACGAAGACGATCTTATTGGTGGTTTCCGTCTTGTCAATGGCGACACTGTTTGGCATAATGGTCCAGTCATCGAAGCTCTGGAGCGGGGAGCTGTGTTGCTTCTAGACGAGATCGATCTCGCTAGTAATAAGATTCTTTGCCTTCAGTCAGTTTTGGAAGGAAAGGGTGTATTCTTGAAGAAAATCGGAAAATACATCAATCCAAAGGCAGGTTTTAATGTTATTGCAACTGCAAATACTAAAGGTAAAGGCTCTGATGACGGTCGCTTTGTTGGAACTAATATTCTTAATGAAGCTTTCCTTGAGCGATTCCCCGTCACGTTTGAACAGGACTATCCTGCCGCTACCGTTGAAACTAAGATTCTGATCAACTGTGGTGCAGATCAAGAGTTTGCTGATAACCTGGTCAAGTGGGCAGGTGTGATCCGCAAGACTTTCTTTGATGGTGGAGTTGATGAAGTCATCACCACTCGTCGTCTGGTTCACATCGTTCAAGCGTATCAAATCTTTGGTGATCGCTTGGATGCTATCACCAAGTGTGTCAATCGTTTCGATGATGACACTAAGCAATCTTTCCTTGACCTTTATACAAAGGTTGACGCGGGAGAAGATTCCGAATATAATACTGAAAACTCTGACCTTCTGAATGATCAATGAAGTATAATGAAGAGGAGCTCCTAACGGAGCTTCGTGACTATATCATTGGCACATACAATCAGCACTACGCAACTGACAAGATTCAAACGCTAGACCTGATTGATGCCTGTGGCGATGCTGAAGCATTCTGTAGGAGCAACATCCTAAAGTATGCATCCCGTTATGATAAGAAGGGAACTGCCCGTCGTGACATTATCAAGATTCTGCACTACGGTCTCCTTCTTCTTTATTTCAGCGACCAATCTGCAAACCGTGAAAACTATCCTCAATGACCGTAATCTCTAAACCGACAATTGAAGTCCTCAAGAACTTTTGTTCAATCAACAAATCTATTGTCATCAAACCTGGCAATAAAATTTCTACTCTTAGCATCAATAAGAATATTCTTGCTGTCGCTGAAGTCGAAGAGACCTTTGATTCGCAGATTAGCATTTACGACTTGGGTGTATTCCTGGGCGGTTTGTCTCTCTTTGATGCGCCAAAGATCGATACTACCCAGTCCAATTACGTCACTGTAAGCGATCAACGTGGTAAGTCTAAGACTCGGTATTTTTATGCTGATCCTGACATCATCACGCAACCACCTGAACGTGAGATTGAACTTCCTTCTAAGGATGTTTCTTTCCGTCTGGAATCCAATGTTCTGCAGCAACTGCAACGTGCTGCTATGGTGTATCAACTTCCTGATCTGTGTCTGCATGGTAATGGTGAGTCCATGGAACTGTGTGTAACTGATAAGAAGAATGACACTTCCAATAGTTATTCTGTTGACGTTGGTGAGACTGATGAAGAGTTCTGTTTCTGCTTCAAAGTTGAGAACCTGAAACTGCTTGCTGGTGACTACGATGTTTCTTTGAGCAAGACTAATGTTGCTCAGTTTCAAGGTGATGGAATCAAGTATTTGATTGCTCTGGAACCCAATACCTGATGAAACACATTCTTTTTACTTTGAAGGGTTGTCCTTTTGAGTTGCTTGATGATGAAGAAAACATCAGAATGCTTCTTTACAGGGCAACTAAAGAATGTAAGTCAACACTACTCAATCTGTCAACGCATAAGTTTGAACCTCAGGGTGTAACTGGTGTTGCCATGCTTGCTGAATCTCATATTAGTATTCACACTTGGCCAGAAAAAGGTATGGCAGTCTGTGATGTTTTTACTTGTGGTGACACTGCTACACCTCAGGATGGTGTAGAATATATGAAAGATCAGTTGAAGGCAACTGATATTATTTGTAATGAATTTGAACGACCTTTAGAATGAATGATTTCCTTTGGGTTGAGAAGTATCGTCCTCAGAAAGTTGAGGACTGTATTCTTCCCGACAACGTAAAACACACCTTTCAGAGTTTCATTGACCAGGGTGAGATTCCAAATCTTCTCTTGTCTGGAACTGCTGGTGTTGGCAAAACAACTATTGCCAAGGCACTATGTAATGAACTTGGAGCAGACTACTATGTTATCAATGGATCGGATGAAGGTCGATTCTTGGACACTGTTCGCAATCAGGCAAAGAACTTTGCCTCTACTGCTTCTCTCACTTCTTCTAGTAAGCACAAAGTGCTTATCATTGATGAAGCAGATAACACAACACCAGACGTTCAACTCCTCCTCAGGGCGAGCATCGAAGAATTTCAGAAAAATTGCAGATTCATCTTCACCTGCAATTTCAAAAATAAGATCATCGAACCTCTACATAGTAGGACGACTGTAGTTGAATTCAATGTCAGAGGTCAAACTAAACAACAATTGGCGGGAGCGTTTTTCAAACGTTGCCAGGACATTCTCAACCGCGAGGAGGTCGCCTTCCAACCTAGAGTTGTTGCTGAGGTCGTCCAGAAATACTTCC